ACTTCGTCCAGAACAAAAGCATATCTATACAAGCAACCTCAAGTATCAGATTATGCTTGACTCCATACAAGGGCGTGGTCCTGGGATGGCTTTTATACCTTATTGCAGTCTACCCGAACTAGAAGCATGTATGGAAGTCTGGGGATTCATGGAAATGATCCATAGTCGTTCATACACATATATCATCAAGAATGTCTATGCAGACCCTTCTGAGATCTTCGATAATATTGTCACCGATCCTCGCATTCTAGAACGTGCCGCAAGCGTTACAGAGTCATATGATGACTTTATCAATAATGCTCATCAGTATGATAATGGCACCATGTGGGAACTTGCTACAGAGGGTCACTATGCTGGTCGATATGATCGTCGTGAGGTAAAGCGTAAACTTTATAGGGCAGTTGCTAACGTTAACATTTTAGAGGGTATTCGATTCTATGTTAGTTTCGCTTGCAGCTTTGCGTTTGGCGAACTTAAACTTATGGAAGGGTCCGCTAAAATTATCTCTCTTATCGCCAGAGATGAGAACCAGCATCTTGCAATCACTCAAAACATTCTGAACAAGTGGAAGAAGGGTGATGATCCTGAAATGAAGCAGATCATGAAAGAGGAAGAAGAATGGACTTATCAAATGTTCGATAGAGCAGTAAATGAGGAGAAGAAGTGGGCGGACTATCTATTTAAAGACGGTAGTATGATTGGTTTGAATGATAAACTTCTTCAGCAGTATGTTGAATGGGTCGCTAATCGCCGTCTTAAGGGAATTGGATTGAATCCAGTATATGATATTGCTGCTAAAAATAATCCTTTACCCTGGACAGAGCATTGGATCTCTTCTAAGGGACTTCAAGTGGCACCTCAAGAAACTGAAGTAGAATCTTATGTTGTTGGTGGAATTAAACAAGATGTTAAAAAAGATACCTTCTCAGGATTCCAACTCTGATTGGAGAATTGAGTATCTAGAAATGATGGGAACCCAACTCAATCCTTTTCAAAAGAGATTGCTTGAGGAGGGTCCTCATAAACTTACAGATGCTTGGGCACTTCAAGCAATGCGATATGATTGGAAGAGAAAAAATAATAAATAATATTATCTAAAAGTATTTTTTCCCGTCATGGATTTTAGAACGCTCAAAGAGGAATATACAAGCATTTATAAGTCTTCCCCTCAAATTTTGTCTGAAGACACTGAAGAATTTGAAGTTATTGATGAAGAATATGAAGCAGAACTAGATGCTTTAGTTGATGAAGATCTCTTGGAAGAAGTTGTACTTGAACTCCTTGATGAAGGTTTGACCGAAGATCAGATTGTTGAATCATATATAGAATTAATTGAAGCAAAAGTTACTTCAGGTAGAGGTGGAAGAGTCTCACTTTCTAGTGACCCAGAAGGTCCTAAAGTAACTTCTGGATCTGGAAGTAAAATGGCGGCAGCGAAAAGACTTGCTGGTATGAAGTCTGCTAAGAAGATTGCTAACGCAAAGGCGAGAAAGGAAAAGGTAAAGGGTGCTATTAATACTGTAAAGACTACTGCATCCAATAAAGTTAATAAGGCAAAGTCTAAGGTCGCCATGGGTGCTCTGAAGGCAACGGGAACCAAACTGAAGGGTAAGAAGGGTCAAGATCTATCTTACAATCAGACCATGACTGGTTACAAGTCTGTAAGAGACAAGGCGAAGTCAGCGATTAAAGCAAAGGCAAAGGCAAAAGCAGCAGAAGCAGGAGACAAGGCAAAATCTGCTGCTAAGGCGGCAGGAAGCGCAGCGAAGACTGGTGCAGCAGTTGCTGTAGGTGCAGGTGTAGCAGCAGGTAAGGCAGCGAAGAGTGCTGCAAGTTCTGCTAAGAAGGAAGTCCAGAAGAAGGCAGCATCTGCAGCAGTCTCTGGATATGCTGCTGCAAAATCTGCTAAGGATAAAGTTTCTGACGTTAAGAATAAAGCAAAGCAATCTATTAAAAATAGAATTGCTAATGCAAAGCGCAATGTAAAAGGTGCAGTTGGTAAAGTGGCACGTAACGTTGCTAATAAGGCGGGTGGAGTTGCTACCAGAATGGGTGAAGAGACTAACTATGATTCAATTCTTAAGTATCTCTACCTTGAGTGTCATGCCGAGACTTTGGAAGAGGCAGAGAAGATAATGGTTGACCTTACTCCAGAAGATATCCAAGTGATTTTAGAGGATTGCTAAACTCAATACTTTATTAAGAGACCTCCGAAAGGGGGTCTTTTTTTATCTAAATATGCTAAAGTGGGTAATATAGATGGTAGATTATGAAAATCCTTGGATCTACATGGAACGAGCTTTTGATAGTGATGATGTTGGGGACTACTTTGGTTTTGTTTATAATATTACCAATCTCACAAACCAACGACAGTACATTGGGAGAAAGTATTTTTGGTCCTTCAGAACACCGAAGGGAAAAAAGCGCAAAGTAAAACAAGTATCTGATTGGAAAAAGTATTATGGATCTTGTCCAGAACTTAAAGAAGATGTTGTCAAATTTGGTAAACAGAATTTTAGTAGAACTATCATCAGCCTTCATAAAACGAAGGGCAAAACTAATTTTGAAGAAACCAGACAGCTCTTCGGGAACAATGTCCTCATCGAATCACTTGACGACGGAACCCCTGCCTACTACAATAGCAACATCCTCAGCAGGTACTACCGAAAGGACTATTATGGCAGAGATGACGACTGAAGAAATTGTATCCAAGGTCAACACTTGGGCAATGGATCGGGTTACTGATATCATGACATCATCAGACTCTAGTACTGAGGATATCAAAAATGCTATTGCTATTGCTAGTGAATTTGATGAATGGTTTGATGATGGTGAGCAGGGAGGTGACATTGAAATCATGTCAATTGAGAAGTATTGACACATAAATAATAAAATCCCATTTAATATGGGACCATCCAAAAGAAGTTTCCTGATGCCTATTACTACTTGTGTTATATTTTGTGACTTCTTGTTGGCTACCTACAATTCCGTATGTCTAACTTAACTAGGGATGCTCTAATTAAAACTATCGTTGCAGAAGAGATGAGGATGTGTATGCGTGGATGTGATTATACCAACCAACTTAAAAGTACTTACCGCTATTGGGAGAACTTATCAAGTGAAGATCTCTGCAACAAGTATAATCAGATCCACAATACTAATGTAACTGTGGATTGTTTGCAACCTAAATATTAGAGCGTTGTTCTCTGCACATGGCCGATAATAAGCCCAAAGTAGAGAAGCAAGACGATGATGATAAAAGTGAAGTTCTTGGTAATCTGGTGAAAGTCGTTGTACTTATTTGGTCTGCTTCTTTACTCACATTTTCTTACGTCAGACTTCCAAACGGACAAAAGATTCTTGATTTTGATCCAACTTTTATAGCTTCAGTTTTTTCTGGATCTTTAGCTGCTTTTGGATTGAGTCCTGCTAAAGCTGGTGGGGGTAACTCTTCTACTAAAAAGAAGCAAGATGAACCACCTGTCGTATCTGCTATTGACAAACCCAAATCTTCTTGATACACTCATGATGTCCACATGACTAAGGTTATGAATTTCTTTGTTATTGCCTCCATGTTGGCAGTCTCTGGGAGCTCCATGCCAGGTACTCCCACACCTCCTCCTGTAGAAGCACCAGTAGTTCAGTATGAACCTACTTGGAAGTGTGAAGACTGTACTCCAGAAGAACAGTATGTTCTCTCACAACTTCAGGAGCATACAAAGATCTTTGATCGTAATGCCCTTGCTACACTGATGGGTAACATCAAGCAGGAGAGTAAGTTCATCTCCAACATCTGTGAAGGTGGTGCTCGCGTATCCTACACTGAATGTAAGGTTGGTGGATATGGTTTGATTCAGTGGACTAGTATTGGTCGCTACAAGGGTCTTGGAAACTTCTGTGCTAAATACGTGTGCGATCCCAGTAGTCTGGAAGGTCAGACTCGCTGGATGATTAACGAACCTATCTTCCAACGTGTTCTTCCTATATTTGAAGGGCATGATCAAAGTATTTCTTATTATATGCGACCTGCATATACATGGTTGGGATGGGGTATCAAAGGCAACCGAGAGGTTTATGCTTGGAACTATGCAAAGAAACTTGTATTGTCGTAAGTAGTAGATTAACTTTATAGGAGACTGAACAATGAGCGGAGTACCTACAGACGCACTTAACGATTGGGGTCATAATGATCTTGATGGGTTTGCCAATTATATTGGATCCCCTATTGAACATATTAGGAAACTATCAAAAAAGAATGAAATTGTAATTAGAAAAGAAAATGGTGAAGATGTGGTTGACGAAGAAGAGATTGACTGATATAATTAACACATGACTCAGTAGCTCAGCTGGATAGAGCAACTGCCTTCTAAGCAGTCGGTCGTTGGTTCGAGTCCGACCTGAGTCGCTTAAATAATAAACTATGTTATACCCTTTACCCGATAAAGAATATATTTACCACGTAGTCATGGGAAGATTCTTTACACAAGAAGAAATCAATCCTGCACTTAATTTGCTTAGTCTTAATTACGAATTGATTCGTGATGAGTTTAGGTCTGTTAAAGAAGGATTGGTTTGGACAAATTGGCATGGTAAGAATCAATATACTAGCATAGAGAAAAATCCATACGCAGGTTGGCAAGTTGCTGCTCTTTATGGGGAGTATGACTCTAATGAAGACTACGATCATATTGCCAAAATGGAGAAGGTATATGATCAGGCATGTTATATTGATCCAGAGAAAGAAATTTTATACACGCAAAATGCTGTAAAGATGCCTAACTTGTTTAAGTTGGCATATGAATCTGGTATTTTCAAGAGAGTTGGAATCAGTGTTCTGCATCCTGGCAAATCTATTCCTTGGCATGTTGATAATGATCCAGAACATCCAGACTATGCTGTTATACGGGGTCTATGGGGAATAGATGTTAATCCTCAAAACAATGAAGTATGTACTATATCTTTAGACACTAAAGATAGTGGAGTCTTAACTGAAGATTTTCTTCCTAATAGATATCATTTCTTTTGGGGAAGAACGCCACATATGGTACATAATAATCTTACTACTCCCAGATACTGTTTATGCTTTGATATTGAAGTTAACAGGAATGATCTGCTCTAAATAATATTACTTCGTTTGAAGGTGATGAATCCAGTAATTTTAATCGGTTGCTTTACACCGCTGGTTATTATTTTTTTAGTAATGAAACTCGCGGTGTGGGTATCTGCAGTTAATTCAGAAAACTCTTATGTCGGAAAAGAACCCTTCAGGAAAAGAGGACCCTTTGTGGCAGATGCATATGCGGACGTTGATGAAGAGGAAGAAGAATTTACAGATCGCACAGACTATCGATGAAGCGATTAGCGAGTGGTATTCGCTTCATAACTTACCAGTTCCTGATTGGAAACAAAAAAGAGATCCAGACTGGTGGATCGATTATCTAAAAGAATTGGGTATTGACAAGAACAATCCATAGTGGTATATTATGATCAAGTCAATAAATGAGTATGAATTTGGTAGTCGCAAACCAAATGCAATTAACATTCTTCTTCTCATCAGCGACTTAGAGGGGTCTTATCAAAATCTTAAATATATGGGTTTTGAACAGGACATGAAAGTACTAGAGGAAATAAAAAGTAAGTACTATAAACTCTACTTCAGAACAAAGAAGGAAGAAAAACTCAATCCTCTATAGCTCAGTTGGTAGAGCGCGGAACTGTTAATTCTGTTGTCCCTGGTTCGAGTCCAGGTGGAGGAGTCGGGGTAGGTGTCCGAGTGGTTAATGGAGGTGGACTGTAAATCCACTGGCTCTGCCTACGTTGGTTCAAATCCAACCCTGCCCATACGCTCGAATAGCTCAGCGGTAGAGCACCTCCTTTACACGGAGATTGTCGGGGGTTCGATCCCCTCTTCGAGCATCTATAAAGTAAAGTATTATGAAAATACGTTGTAAAGAGTGCAACACAGAATTGTGTTCCCATGTAATAAAAACAGTGTGTTGTGGGTGTCCTAATATGGCATCTCTTAGGGGAGATGTGATATCCGCAAATGACTTGAGTAAGATTTTAATTATACAATCAAATACTGACAATAAAAAACCAGATCCTATATCTCAAGAAGATAAAGTCTGGCGGGAGAATCGTAGTAAGAGAAAGATTCGTAAGATAAACTTTGAAATTAAATAGGATGCATATCTAAGTCATCTCCTATAATTGCATATTGCATACCATCTTCTTTAACTTCTCCAAATTTAAATACTTTTTTGGACAGAATACTTCTGTGATGCGATCCTTCTTGTTTAGATTCATCAGTGAATCCCATATCAAATTTTATTCCTAAAGGGTGTGAGACAATAATATCTCCTGGTTGAGTATGAATTCCTCCCAACCATTCTCCTTTTAAGATAAGTTTACGAAATTTTTTAAATCCTGAAATTAAAATTCTTCCTCGTTCAGAAGGTGTAAAAAGATTTGGATCTGTAATATAGTCTGCTTCCCACCCCATCTCACCAACTCTTCCTGGGTTTTCGTATTTAATATTTTTAATTAGATGCTGCATTCTAATATTGATATCTTCATCAGACAAACCTAATCGTATAGAATCTTTTAATTCTATATCAAGGTAACTTTTTTTACTATAATATGGAATAATGAATGGACACAAATTTATTTGCCTATCGTCAAAAACGAATGGAATTTTAATTTGAAGTTTTTCGCCAGGTTCTAGTAATTCTTCATCGTAATGATGTCCCAAATTGGATAAATAATTATCGATTAAATTCATTGCAAGTCAACACTTCCATACATTATAACATGTTGACAAAAATGTTGCATATACATAGAATGGTTATGTATCCTATTGATACATACTAAGATTAGTATTCAAATGCAGGTTCCTACATCTCTTGTTGGGTTTTATTTTACCTTATTCTTATTAATTTGTTTAGTATGTTATGGTGGATATGAATCAACACTAAGATTATTTACTTATATTGAATTGCAATTGAGATATGCTATTGTTAGAATTAAGATAATGATTTTGAGTGCGAGAATTAGGAAACAACTTATTAAGGATACTGATAACTACTCAAAACTAATAAAGGAATTAAAAAATGGCCGATAAAGAGCTGTCTGATCTGTCGCTTAGCAGAAAAGAATGCCCAAAATGTGGTGCTGTTTGGATTAATGGGAATCATATCTGGAGAGGAACTGCCAATGAAGGTAGTGAGATAAACCTCGCAGGTTTAGTGTGTAATAAGTATGGAGACCAAACTTGCATCAATCCTATGAAAGGAGTAGAAGGTGGAGTTACTTGGGAAGATAGATTAAAAACACTTGAGGTTCTAGACAAAGAAATATAATGTTATTCAATAAACGACCAGATTATATAACCAAAGAACAAGCACAGGAGATGATTGACGATGCAATACGAAAGCATAATCGTAACGCTTCAATTATCTCTATGTGTGTTGGTTGGGTTGTTCTCGCACTTTTTGCTGAGGGTTTACTTCGACTCATTGGAGTAATACCACCACTGTTACCTTGGCTTAAAATTTCATTGTAATAGATGGCACCTAAATAAATTTGAAAATTTTTTAATATCTATGTTTGTTGATGACAAAATTAGTCTAATTGATCCAAAAATTTTTACCGACAATTATGGAAAGATTAGAGAGGATTACATAAAGAATCGTAATTATGATTTTTTTATTGATTATTCTCACACCTATGATATGACTGCAAATCCTGATGATGATTTTTTAGGATTTGATCTAACATTGACTGAAGAAAGTCCTTGGAAGATTTCCCCCCTCGTTTTTAATCGCAAGATTATTGGACGAACTCCCAAACAATGTAGGGAGTGCTTTACTACAAATCTTCTTCTCAGTCAACCAGTTCTCCCTGTCTTAGCAGTGTTCTCTATATTGGAACCTGGTGTAGAGTTAGAACCTCATAGTGATGGTGATCAAAGGATTGATGAGAACTATAAAGATTCTAGTGTAATTAAATATCATTTTAGTATTGATATACCATCAGATGGTGAGTGTGGGTTAGTGGTTAATAATGAAAAAAGAATTCTAAATAACGCTGATCTTAATATGTTTGATGAGAAGTTATCTGAACATTATGCTTACAACAAATCTGATAATCGTAGAGGAGTATTGATCGTATCTTATATTAGAGATGAAGTATTGACCTATTGATAAATTTTTGATATAATATAATTGATCTGCGGGGTGTAGCTCAGCTTGGTAGAGCACGCGCTTTGGGAGCGTGAGGCCGCAGGTTCAAATCCTGTCACCCCGATTTTGCTAAGTAAAAATGTACGTATCTGCATATACTCCTCCCGAACCAATTGATCAAGAATCACATAGAGTTGCTGACTCACCAGTGATGTATTACAGGGAAATAATCCCTGCAAAGTTAGTTGACATTATGGTTGATGAACTTAAAGAAATGGAGGAATTTAGAGTTGATTTTGAGGATGCTGGTGTTGGTGGAGATAGAGATGATCGAAATGATCATGCAGTAAGAAATTCAAAAGTTCATTGGTGGCCAGAGCATCACTGGGTCTGTAGTATAATGTCGCATTATATTGGACTTGCAAATAAACACTATTGGGAATATGACTGCAGTTTTATGGAGAGCATTCAGGTATCTGTATATGAAGCGGGTGGGCATTATGCTTGGCATAGTGACTATGGTACATCTAGTGACACCAACTTTACTAGGAAACTTAGTGCAAGTCTTTTAGTTAGTGAACCAAGTGAATATATAGGAGGAGATTTGGAGTTTATTGATTATCATGGTAATCTAGTTAAATCTCCTAAGGAGAAAGGATCTATTATTGTGTTTGACTCTAGAGCTCCTCATAGAGTTGCTCCTGTAACGCATGGTAGAAGAGTCTCTCTTGTTACGTGGATGTATGGACCTAAATTACGATGATTAATACTCCCTGGCCAACTTTTTCTAATCCCCCATTTAAAAAAATAAAACTTGATCCTGAGTTATTATTTGATATTCTTTTAGAATATAATAAATGTAGATTCAATGAAATTTGTGATCAATCTTACTACGAGACACAATATGATGCCTATGTTTGTGAGGGGTCTATTTCTGCATTAAACAACGATAATCCTTTTACGTTGTGTTCTTTTGTTCCTGAAGAAAAATTTGAGGAATGGAATAAGAATCTTCAACCGATCGCTGAGGAATGGTGTGGAAAAGAACTAAGGTTCCAACAAGCTTTTGGAATTAGGTCATATCAAAAAGATTGTATGTTGTGTGTTCATAGAGATAATATAGATACACATGTGATCAGTGCTATAGTTTTTATTGATGAGTATCCTGATTGTAAATGGCCATTAGATTTTGTAGATCACGACGGTAAACATCATCAGGTCACCTTTGAGAAGGGGGACATGTTACTATATGAAAGTTTGTGTGCTCATGCTAGGGTAACACCATTTCCAGGTGAATTTTATAGGAACATGTATTTTCATTGGAGTCCTTCTGATTGGGAGTATAGAGAATATAAAGATAATAAAGTTCGTTACAGAAGTATTCAAGAGGTTCAAGATGAGTATTGAAGTTTACACGGTTCAAGAATTTCAAGATCGATGGGATGAGATGATTGAAAGGGTAGAGAACGGTGAGCATATTGGAATAATTAATGAAGATGGAAATGCTGCAGTGATGATGCCAGCAAAAGATGATATAATACGGATACACACGGATCATGATGATGCATCCTGAGGGACTGTCGCCTAACGGTTAAGGCCCACTGCTTATAACGGTGTGACCTGGGTTCAACTCCCAGCAGTCCTATTTGCTTCCTTAGCAATCTGGTGAATGCAGCAAACTCATAATTTGCCTAAGGTGAGTTCGATCCTCACAGGAAGCACTTGACGAATCTTCGTCAGTCCATTAAAATTAAATTGTCAACACTACAGACAAATGACTATCACTGCAAAGTTTAAAAAGGACATCAGTATTCTTCGTGCTGCTGCCGCTGGTGAAATTTTCCTTGATGTGAAGAACCCAAAACTTTTTAAAAAAGTTCGTCGCTATTATGAGAATACTGGAATTGTATTCTCTGGAGAACCTCTTGATGATTATGATATTTTGATGGAGTCACTTTCTGTTGACCTTGAATCTGTTGAAGTTGCTTAACAATGTCGAATAATCAAAATTTAGAAGATATTGCGTCAAAAGAATATCTGCATCAAGACTTTATTATGGTCTGGGATGATATTATACCGAGTGATTTTTGTGATTGGTTGGTAACTTATTTAAACAATAGTAATTATCTTCATCCTCGTAGTAATAATTATCTGTCTGATAAACAAGTTGAGATGCATAACTTTTCTCCTGGAGAAGCAGATTACTTGCAGATGTTGGTAAATGGATGTGCCTTAGAGTATGTTAACAAATATCCATATCTTAAAGCATTCCCTTACACCAGTAGTTGTGTTTTGCTTCAGCAAACTAATCCTAAAGAGGGGTATCATGCATTTCATGCAGAAGATTCTACCTGGAACAATCAGTTGAGAACTCTTGCATGGATGGTTTATCTTAATGATGTTGATGATGGAGGAGAAACTGAATATCTATATCAACAACTTAAAATTAAACCTAAGCAGGGGCGAGTGGTTATTTGGCCAGGATCATTTACTCATATTCATAGGGGTAATCCACCGATGAGTGAGAAGTTTATTGCTACTGGTTGGTATGCTGGATGTACAGGTCATGAACAAAGACTCTTCTCCCCTCTCGATTCCTCATCTTGAGTGGCATGTAACACATTCTTGTAATTTCACATGTCAAGGTTGTGGGCATTACACTAATGATGGGTATAGAGAAAATATTACATTACAAACTCTCAGGGAATGGTATCTCTTATGGAATAAGAGAATTAGACCTCGGGAGTTATCTATGTTAGGTGGAGAACCATTCTTGAATAAAGAGATCGTTGATATAATCTATATGACAAAAGAAGTTTGGGATGTTGGAGAAGATCAAGAACTTGAATTGGTATCTAACGGACTTCTTTTTGATAAAGTATCTGGAATTGATAAGGCGTTAATAGAAACTAATTGTATTCTTACAATTACAAAACACTCTCTTGATCAAGATTACATTAAATTATTTGATAATGCAATACATAGAATAAAAAAATCTGGTGTAAATTATAGAATACATGATGCAACCGATTATTGGTTGAGGTCCTATAATGGATACGGGTCTTCAATGGAACCAATAACTAGTAACGACTATAGAGAGTCTTGGGATAATTGTCCTGTAGGGCAAGAGAATTTTATTTTACAAGACTCTAAAATATATAAGTGTGCTCCTTTGGCATATTTACCCCTACAGAAAAAAAAGTATGGTAATATTTTATCTTCAAAGTGGGATCCATATTTAAAGTATGTTCCATTAGATTCTTCTTCATCTGACTTAGAAGTCTTTGAGTTTTTTATTAGGACTGCAGAATCTGTATGCTCTATGTGTCCTTCTTCAAAACATTTATTTAAGAAAGAAACACCATTACATTCTCCTAACTATGTCAAAAAATTGTACGAAAAAAACTTTAAGAGTTGATACTTTTGATGACTTCTTAGATGAAGATCTTAGAGAGTCTTTACATGCGAGTTCTTTAAAGCATTACGAACATAATCTTTATACTACGGACTGTATAGATATAACCAAATCTATAATTGATTGTCATGGGTTAGCACTTTCGACTACAGCATACTTTCCGTATGATGATAATTGTTGGAATATCTTTTGTCTTTCTATAAAGGAGAAAGTTCAAACTTATGTTTTAGAGGAGTTTGGATATAGTTCTGATTATATTATTCCATTTTCTTGCTGGGGAGAGAGAGTTGATAGTCCCCAATCTTATATAAAAAATGATGATATTAGAAATGGGATAATTGAAGACAGTATTAAAGAACATGTCATCTTAACGGCAGGGGATACTCCAGCAAAAGCGATTGATTATTATCAAAATAAACATATTATTCGTTGTGTGTATAATATAATATCACCAGAGAATGATAATTTATATGCACTTAAAATTCTATACTCTAACGGTAAATCTGCCCCATCAATTATCAAGGTCTTATCCAAACCAAATAGGTTGACAATTTTTGATGGACATTCTTTTGATCATCAATTGTGCTATCCAATAAAAGAACTGCATAAAATTCCTAAGTATAATATAATTTTTGATTGGTATATCAATGATCCGTTTGATGTTCCTGATTGGATTCTTCCGTAAAGCTACAGTCCATAACAATTGATATTCTTGGACTTAATGCCAAATCTTCAAACTTTGGATAAACTGCTGTATGATATAGTCGGGGATTGAATATGAGTAAACTATTTTCTTCCCCATCATTTTTGAACATTTTGGTATCGCTTAGTTTTACTATTGTTCCATATTTTGGATCTGGATTTTTTGCATAATATATTAATCCAATATCATTTGTTTCGTGAGAGTGCATGTTTCCAAATGTATTGTTCTGTGACAATCTTCTTTTTATTTCTTCTCGCGTATGTTTGTCATAGACTTCTTTTTTTAAGTGTTCTGTCCATTCTGAAGATTTAGTTTGTACTGATGTGTAACCTGGAGTTTGTATTGAATTGTCTGCAACTCTAGTCATCCATGATTGGTCTACCTTTAATTTAGATATGTCCTTTTTTGTGACACTACAATATTTTAAAATATGTTTTTTTAATTCGGTATAGAATGATGTCCAAAAGGGATGGTCCTCTAATAGTTTGTAGCATTCTATTGATGCTTCTGGTGGATATGTCTCTTCGTTGAATGGTTTCCTATTATTGTCTATCCAGTTACAGGACTCTTTTACTATATCATCTAGAAGATGTTCTGGAAAAACATTTGATGCTTTATAAAAATAGTTATCACCATGTCTTTTCACACTAATTGTTTTTGACATAACATAGAATCAATCGTATAGTATTTATTTGGATTTGTGGTATAATCTAATTATAGGTATCTAAATTATGAAGACAGCACTTATTACTGGCATTACTGGGCAGGATGGTTCCTATCTTGCAGAGTTGCTTATCGAGAAGGGATATATGGTTCATGGGATTGTTCGACGAGCATCCCTTATTAATACCCATCGCATTGATCACATTTTTGATCACCCTCAGATGAAACTTCACTATGGTGATCTTACTGATGCTGGTAATTTGATTCATGTAATTCAGAAGTCTCAACCAGATGAGATTTATAATTTGGGTGCTCAGAGTCATGTTAAAGTATCTTTTGAGATGCCTGAGTATACTGGTAATGTTGATGGACTAGGAACTCTGCGTATTCTTGAGGCAGTTCGTATTCTGGGGATGGAAGATAAAGTTCGTATCTATCAGGCGTCTACAAGTGAATTGTATGGTGAGGTTCAGGAGGTTCCTCAAACGGAAACTACACCATTTTATCCAAGATCTCCTTATGGAGTAGCAAAGTTGTATGGATATTGGATTATTAAAAACTATCGTGAATCATATGGAATGTATGCATGTAGTGGTATCCTATTCAATCATGAATCTCCTCGTAGAGGAGAGACCTTTGTGACTAGGAAGATTACTATGGGATTATCTAAGATTAGTTGTGGACTTCAGGATGTTCTTCTTCTTGGAAATTTAAATGCAAAACGTGATTGGGGTCATGCAAAAGATTATGTTGAAGCAATGTGGT